TGCACCAATTCTTCGTGTTGATGCCCACTGGCGCACTCGAAGTCAAACAGCCTTCGGCTCATTACCTTCCCCTTCCAGCAGCATGTCGTACGCAGCCGTAACAACAGCCGGCTGAACCATCACCGTCTCCAAAATGTCGATTTGCCCGAGCCGCTTATCGAGGTCAGACTGCGTAGCTATACCTTTCAGCTTGTTCGCTGCGGTATGCAGCTTGGTCAGGTCTTCCGTCATGTACTTCCAGCCTGGCGTCTCAAACATTGCCAGCATGGACTCGTAGTAGTGCTGAAGGTCGCGGTCCTTCAGCCCCTTCTGCTCTTCTCTCTGCTCTGCCATCGTTCGCTCCCATCGCTCCAAAAATAGTCGGGGGCCGGGTCGCCTTTTGAGCAGCCCGGAAGCGCGGGAGCGAAGCGCGCCTACTTCCCCCTATACATTATAACATTCCCGTGTCCACGGGCACCGGCACTTCAACCTGCTCAACTTTCACTTGTGGTTCATTCGCCCTCGCCGCGATGATCTGCTTGTCAGCGATGCGCTCGCGGCTATCGATTCCTTTGCCCTTCAACGCCACTTCCGCCATTCGCATGCGTCGATCAAACTCTTCATTGATCTGATCCTCGGGTGTCTTGTAAATTCCTTTGAGGGCAATGCTCTGCGCTTCGAGTGCCGGAGCGACCGCTTCAGAATTCGCCTGCGCATCAAGCAGCCGGGTCTTCGCCCGAATCTCGGCGATCTGCGCTTGCTTCTTGGCTAGTTCAAGCTGCGCATCAACACGTTGCAGCGTCAGAATAACCGGGTCTGTCGGAATGGCGTTCGGGTCTGCCGGTGGCTGTTGTTCGGCTGCCTGTACCCGCGCCAATTTTTGCTTCAATGTGTTCAGAACCGCGTCGCGGTTTTGGACACCACTGTTGCTGATAAGGGCGATCAGGACAAGCAAGTGCTCTGTCGTGCCCGGCTCCATCGAATTCAGCATCTGCGACAAATTCGCTGTTTCATATTCGCGCTGCATGATACCCATCGTGGACGACACGTTGAACGTCATGTTGGCCGGCATGTAGCGCGGTGAGTCGTACTGCATGAACCGCCACATCATTTTCCGCAAAGCCGGTCCAAGAAACTTGTCCAGGTAGCGCATCAACGTGCGCTTGTTGCGCTTGACGATGCCGGACATAGCCATCGACACCGCGCCTGAGCGGGCCTCGCCGCCGACGCCGCTCTTCGCAAGCGACACGGAATCAATCGAGCCGGTCGCGCGTTGCACCAACGAGTCAAGCAGTTGGACTTGCGCGGCCGAGTTTGCGTCAAGCTCGCCAAACTTGAACGGCTTCAAAATCGTGTTCGGGTCGCCACCAAGCAAGAGATTCTTGCCCGGATAGATGTCAAACTTGAAGCCGCGTGGCAACTTCGTCGCGTCCATCGCCATCATGGGCGCGGCGCAGAACGCGAGTGCGTCCATGCGAGCACGAAGCTCGGCGTCGAGCAACTTTTGCGGCGTCGCGCCCTTCTCGCAAATCCCGCGCCCCCAAAACCGGCCCGGCACGATGTCCCACTGATACGCGACAACCGGGCGGTCCTTCATCATGTCTGGTGTTTCGATCGCCTTGAGCAGATGCGTGTTGTTTGCGATCACCACCCACGCTTCGACCATTGAGGCGTCCACCGGCTCAGTAGAATCCTTTGCCGGGTCTTTGGGGAACAGCTCTTCCGTTTTTTCAGGCGGGAACAACAGTTCCGTTGGCACCTTGCCGTAATAGCGAATGACGTTAACGACATCGGCCATCCACGGCGTTTCGGTTTGCGGGTCCGGCTTCGTCTGAAGGTCGCCCGTGGATACTTCGAGGTCCACTTTCTTGTAATCGCCCCTACTGATCCCCTCACGCACAATATGCGCGCCAACGTCTTCCTCAATAAAGACGCCGAGGGCGTCTTCGATTCCGCGAGCGGCCGGGTCGATGCCGAAATTGCGTGGATTCACAGAGCGTAACACTGGGCGTTCAACGTCAGTCTCTGTCACTTCCGCGCTAACGGCGCCAGTCAGCGGGTCGCGCACCGCGATAATATCGCGCTCGGTAGATTTCGATTGAACGATTTCTGCAATGCCGGTCCCGTAGACCGCCGCGTTTACAACCGTCTCCGAGCAGGTAGACGTGAAATCACTTTTGGCCAAATCTTCGCGAAACAGTGTTTCATTCTTCGATAGTATCTCGGCGTTGGCCGGATCGTCTTTTGCCTCGGGCCACAGGTCGAAGAAGTCACCGCGGCCGAATACCGCTTCCTCAATTTCGGCGGCGCCGTTCTCGACCGCCTCGGAGAGCGCGGGCGATATGATCTGCGAGCGCTCCCGTTTGCGCGTCTTCTCCGCGTCGGAGTATATCGCGCGCCACAGGCGTTCGTACATGTTCCACTGTTCCTGATAATTCGCGTTGCGGTGGTCCCTCCACTGGCTGACGCGATTTAGAACCCACGCCACCAACTTCTCGTCCGATGTCTTTTCGCGATCAGTTTTATCATCAGGCGCCACGGACGAATCGCGCGGATCGCCATTAAGCACCACTCCCTGCTCAGCGGCCATCATCGGCATTTGCTCTTTCATTGCCATCTCAGTATCCTATCGCGGCATCTTGCGGCTTCCAGTACGGCTCGGTGGCAAGATCGCTGAAGTCCTCAAACATGCGCCCCTTTGAAAGCTGTGCAACGTAGCTCAACGCGTCTGGTATATCGTCATGCACCATCTTGGACGGGAACTGCACCAACTGGTCTTCCAGATCATCGTTCCAATCACCGCGCGCAAACGCGATCTTTCCGTGTTCAAGTCGGCCTTGAAGTGCCCAAATTATCCGCTCCGTCTTTATCCGGTTCTCATGCGAGAGCGGAACCGGCGTCATCAAGTTCGCTTTCATGCGGCGCGCTTCGTCGTATATATACGGGAGCACTGCCCGGTAAAGGGCGCCGCTCTCCATGCCCCACGCGCTCGGCTCGGTGTCGATTACTGCCTTTACAATGCGGGCCGCTGCTTCCTTCACGCCCCATCGCCCTTTCTGAATGTCTTTCACCCACCAGCGGTCCGCATCCGGGCCGTCCGGTAAAACCTTGGCGATCACGATCACATGCTCGTCCAGCAGTTTCTGCCGCGCGGTCACCGCCACCTTTACGTCGGAGAAGCCAGCCAGGTCGATCGTCACAAACCACGCGCCGCCTTTTGGCTCGGCCTCTTCGTACTTGATCCATTCTTCCTTGAGCAACCCGCCGGTCGGAGAGACGAACTTCGCACGGAATTCCCGGTTGTAGGCCGTCGTGCTCAGACGTCTGCGCGCGGCATCAATCTCTCCCGCCGGCAGGAATGGATTGTCCTTCGACTCGTAGGTGAACGACTTAACCTCCGGGTCCGTGCCCGATTCACCATCCTTGTACAGATCGTAGAATTGGTTTCGTTCGTAGGGCGGCGTGCCGATGAAGAGCGCGCGACCGCGCGCATCAACCAACATCGGGCGCACGATGTCGGTCCACACGTACGGCTTCATGCTGCCGTACTCGTCCAGCGCGGCAAAGTATAGGCCGGGGCCGCGCAGCGCTTCGGGATTATCGGCGCCTTTGACGCCGATCAGCACCCCATTGTCTAAATAGATCAACCCTTCGTTTACGTTGGTCGAGACAATCAGCTTGTTCAGTTTGTCGATCAACGGCCGCCAGTACAGCAGCTTGGCCTGTGCCTGCGTCGGCGCGATCAAGAACACCGGCAGCTTCAGCTTGTTCGCCGGGTCCAGCGCCGCGCAGGATGCCTCCGCAATCGCGAGCGTCGTCTTGCCAAATCGGCGCCCCGCAGCAAGCACCCGAAAGCGGGTCTTGTCTTGAAATACCGTGAGCTGCGCCGGATGAAGATCGAACCGGAGAACGATGTCGCCTTCGCTCACGTAAATTCCACTTCCCGCTGGGGCGGCCCTGCGGTCATTGTTCCATGATCGAGCACTGGCAGAGGCGATATGTCGATAGCCACGTCACCCTGCATTGGTAGCACGCGTTGCGGTTGTGTCGGTGCAGGCGCAGAATCAAAGGACGGACGCATCGCGTTGCAACCAAACCTGGTAATATACATGGCGTTTGACTGCGTGTACTCAGTAAACGTCGAGGTATCTGTGCGGTAGTTATTGGCCATGCACTACCCCGTAGGAATACGGATTGACCGGAGGCGGGGGCGCCGGCTCGTACGTCGCGGCAAAGATGTCGGGCTTGCAGGGATAAACTTCACCCTTCACGCCCCTGATGATCCAGTCGTTCTCATCCGCGCGCATCTCACCCTCAGACGTGCGGATGTACAGGCAGCCGTTGGTCGCGCCGGGCCACACCGCGCGCAGCTCCATGTGCTGCATGTTCAGGCCGTTGAATACTTCAGCCAAGTTGTCGCCGGTCCATTGCACGGCGTCTATCACGATCGGCTTCTTGCGGAATTTCATTCGCTCGCTCCTAACAATAACCAAAACCATGTGGCAATGCCACTTTGACTGGTCCAAGATTTCGCGTCAACGCTGTCTGCAACGCCGCTACTATGCTGAGCCGCCCAGCATGCGGCTCATGCCAGTGTGCGATGTTCTCCATACCGTGCCACTGCCCGCCGTCGAATTCAAGGGCGTGCCGAAAGCCGGCTGGGTCTATTACGGTAACCTTCATTCGCTCGCTCCTTGACGTACATCAGATGACACAGCAACGCGCTCACTTTCGCCTTCAATGACACGGATAG